ACAAGCAGGGCCAGTTTCCCCGTTGTACCTATTTTTTGCCACTGCAATCTTGGTCAGGTGACGCTCATCCTCGTTCTCGGCCATGCTGTTACGCTCTAACGTGATCACTGCATCGCTCAGTTGTGCAATAGCACCAGAGCCTCGCAACTGTGACAGAGACACACTACCGCCATCCTCGTGACCTTGGTTGCCTTGGGGTCGTTTAAGGTGACTCACACAGATCAAAGTAATGTTCAGCTCTTGCACCAGTGTACGCAGCTTTGTCATCATGTTGTCAATAGCTTTGCGTTCATCACCGTTGTCTTGACCAGAAATAACAATAGAAATGTGATCCAAGAATACAATCCTACAATCACAAGCTTTTGCCATATATCTGATTCGATTAGAAATGTTGTCCACATCACTTGAGCCGAAATGGTCAAACAAGTAAATGCGGTTACTGCCAAGAGTAGCATCAAAAGCATCTTTAAGTTCCTGTTCAGTCGTTGGTGTATCAGGCAAGTGCAAAAGCTTGTTAGCATGGAGACTCATAATGCTCCGTGCTGTCTTCCTTGTTGACTCTTCCAAGAACAACCCTCCGATATTCCACGTTGTAGTCTTCAGCAGATTATATAGTATCTCACGCAAGAATTGACTCTTACCTAAGCCGCTTCCGGCAGTAACGGTAATTAGCTCTGCTGGCCGGATACCATACAAGAGCTTATTCAAGCCCTTCCAAGGGTACTGTGCCTCTGCAATCGGCTCTGGTTTGGAGATTTCCTCCCAGAGGTCAGCAGCGTTAACAATACCATCAGGAACGTAAGGACTAGCCTTCCACCAAGCGTTCACAAAAGCCTTAGAATCCCCCGCAATCAGGTACTCACAAGCATCCTTGTGTCCGTCCTTGTACTGCATGATCTTGGCTTTGTTACCGAACAATTCAGCCACTTCCTTAGCAGCCTTCTTCCCCGGCTCATCCCCGTCAAAGCAGATAACCACAGAGTCAAAGCTATTGATCCACTCGTACTGGGCTTTACAGTCCTTCAACGCAGCCTGAGCACCGTTACGGATACTCACTGTAGGGTATAAAGACCCTTGCATCTGGAAAGCTGCGAGAGCATCAAGTTCTCCCTCTGTGATGGTGATAGCTTTTCCTCCAGCGTGAAAGAGAGACTGACCGAATAGAGTTGCTCCATTGAAGTCTCCTGAGATAGAGAATTTCTTTGTAGAAACAGTGCGTTGCTTAACAGCCGTTCTAACTCCATCTGCGTCAGTGTAAGGGTAATACTGGTTGTCTCCATCGGTCGTTACTCCATACTTTTCACAGGTGGCCTGACTGATTCCTCGATCAGGGATTGATTTACAAGTGCCTTTTAAGGTCATCTGGATTGCTTTCTTGAACGCTACTGCGTCCCTCATTACCGTTCGTTCATCGTAAGCACCTTCGTGCTCAGTAGTTCCACACTGGAAGCAGTGTGTATGGCCATCGTCATAGAGACTGTTCGCGTCAGAGCTACCGCAGTGCTCACAGGCTATGTGACGTAAGAATTTGCTAGTACTGCTCATCATAAGCCCTCTGTTGTTCCTCTACATCTGCCCATTGTTCCTTAATCTGGTCTTCAATGGACTCCCACGTCTTGTCATGAATCAAGTCATTGACCTGTACCCAGCTACTGGCAGCTAAGCTATGCTTCATGCCTACTTTAAAGTCCTTGTTGAAGAACACTTCCCATGTCTCGTAATTGATGTCACCAAAGCGGTCAACATCGAATTCGACAACACAGGCAGCGTTCTCAACGTTAACAATCAAACTGAAAGGGTTATTCTTACTCATACATTCACTCCGTTCATCATTTCAACACCACCTTTAAAAGTGTTAAGACACCCACAAACAGAGAGACAATCATTGCTCAACTCCGAAATGTTTTAAGATGTCGTTCCCGATCAAATAATCTTCATCAGGATCAAGACCGGCATTAGCAATTTCAGCACATTCTAGGACAATCAACTCGGCGAACTTTTCACGGAAGGAGTGTTCCCAAAGATAGCTTACTTCGCCACATTCAGGAAGATACTTTTCAGCAACAGTACAAGCATAGTCCTGAGCCTCTATGCTGAGTTTTACAATTTGTTCGTTCATTTCTCATCTCCAGACATTCGCTTCACTGCACACATTACATCATACATGACCTGTTCATAGCCATTGGCACGTATAAGACCAGCCATATCATCGATCACAGAATGATACCAGCACTCAAAGCGTATAAGTTCTTGCTCTTGGTTGTCCATATACTCAATCATTGAATCATTCATATTAACACCTGTTGATGAAAGTTACTAACATTTAGACACCAATCTAACATTGTCTATGTTACATAGAGACTTTAACGTTACTTTAACGTTACTTTAATGTTACTTTAAAGTCTCTAAGACATTAAACATCAATGCTTATACGTTAATTGTATAAGTACTTGTTATAAGTAACTGTTAGTAGGTTAACTTCTGAGCATAGAAGCAATGTCTCAGTCTCTATAGTATTATTATATCCGCTGTTCAATCCTTGTCAAGGTCTAAAGTGTAACAAGATGTAACAGAGTCAGTGTCTTCGATGTCCATATCGTCATCATAGTCAGCTTCCTTCAACAAGTCCTGTCTGTCCTTAGTCGGAATGTTAGGAATGTCCTTCATGCACCGATTGCAGGTGTCCAAGAATTCATTTGTGATGGCATGTCTACGTGTTGACTCATAGTCATTCAATTGTTTATTGCAAGCGATACAACGCATTATTAACTCCTTTGGCTACTCTGCCATTAGTTGGTTGGTTATAGGCCATTGTAGGCCCGTTTAGAGGCCTTCTCAGGCCTTTCTCGAGGGCAAGATTAGATCAATGAGCCAGCGAATCATAGTATCCAGCGATCACGTAAGCTAAAAGCACTATTGACAGCACTAGCCAATGGTTAGGTTTCATTCTGTGACTTCAAAGTTGAAAGCTATCAGCTGATAGAATAGCCGATACTGCTCTAAATGTTCCCTGTTGTCTTTGTGTGTTTTCTCGATAGCTTCTGAAAACTCTTTTACAGTGCCGCTAAAGCACCCACAATTTACCCTTACACCAATTTTAGAGTCTTTGTGGGCAGTGGTGAAGCGACCAGAAGATTTTGCAGGCCCAATGACCAAATAATCCGCTGTTTTCTCAATTTGTGCATCCCCGAACACCCGTGCATTCCCGAACACCCGTGCATTCCCGTCCACCTGTGCATTCCCGGACACCTGTGCATTCCCGGACACCCCTGCATTCCCGTCCACCTGTGCATTCCCGGACACCCGTGCATTCCCGAACACTTGTGCATCCCCGTACACGTATGCATTCCCGTGCACTTGTGCATTCCCGGACACCCATGCATTCCCGGACACCCCTGCATTCCCGTCCACCTGTGCATTCCCGGACACCCGTGCATCCCCGAACACCCATGCATTCCCGTCCACCTGTGCATTCCCGGACACCCGTGCATCCCCGAACACCCATGCATTCCCGTCCACCTGTGCATTCCCTAGAATGTGTTTTCCTTTAATGTTTTTCTCAAAAGTAGTCATTTCTGTTTCCTTTAAATGTTATTTACCGTTCTCAGTTTCTAATCTTACCATATCCTCAATGTCAAGGACTAGCTGATAATCTACAATATCCCTCATATCGGGAGGGTTATCATCTCGATAGCCTTCAAGATACAAGTCAGTGCAGCGAACGATCAAGGGCAAAGCCTCAATAGACTGGACTTCGCAGAGTCCGTACCATTCACACCCCCTGAGTGTATAGGTGAATTGTTTAATCTTTGTCATTGTCAACCTTTAATGCGTAAGCATATTTGAATTTACCATCCATTGGTTTAGTGTTCTCAACCTTAACAACAACGCCATCAGGGTTTACCCAAGTCTTCACAAAGACAGTATCCCCTGCTTGTACCCCTTTAGATGATCTAAAACTGTACAGTTTATCATGAGGCCGGAATCTTACTTCTACAAGGTGTTCAAAATCAATCACAATGGTGCATCCTCATGGTTTGAAGGGTTGAATTTAGGACGTTTGTGTCCTGTATCCAATGGATTGGGAAAGGGCGGGAAAGGCCACACGATACTAACCTACTTTCTTAATGACAAACAAGCCCAGACAATCGCCCCTAACCCATCGAACAAGGTTAGTGTCAAGGTCAACGCAGGGCGTTTCTGGCTCGTAATCGTTACATTCTAACCAATGCTGACAGATACCCCGTTCAGAGGCGCTAAAGGCCACTATGCCAGATGTTTTGAATTGGACTTCATATCTGCTCATGATAAGACCCCTTATTAGCGGCAAGCCCACAAGTCAGACAACGCATCATCGAGGCCGATATTGTCCTTGAACGATGCCTCGGCATGGTCAGACCACCACGCACCTTCTACAATGCCTGTGCGTGTGTTGACCCAGATATTAGGACCACCGAAGGCCACTAGCACGCGAGCGCCTAAGTATTCGCCTTTGCCGTTGACAATGTACTCGATGTCTAGTGCATCCTGCAAATAGTCAAAGGCTGAGAATTCACCCTCTGAGTCAACATCTCGACCCTCATTCCACTCATCTGGTGGATTGGTCAGATTGTCAGCGATAGATTGAACGTGAGACTTAAGATTGTGGGACATGATAAAAACTCCAAAGTGTTGCCTGTACATCACAGACGGGATTCAGTGCGGTAGGATTGCACTGCAAAGGATTCTAGCATACTAGATAGAACCCTTCACGGTGAAATCACTTACTCTGGATACCTAAGATATATTTTATCTAACGCCTCCAATAGAGGTGAGCAGGGGTTAGCGTGCCCCTGGATTGTCCTCTTTAGATAATCATACGCTTCATCTTTTTCTTTTGTTCTTTTTTTCCCCTCATTATATCCTTGTTCATACGCTTTCTTGATCGCTGTCTGTACCTCCTGCAAAGCCTCTAATGCTTCTCGCATACTGTTTATCCCGTTCATCATTATCCCCTTATTACATAGTTTTTTGTTGAGGGCGTGCCCACAGTGGCTTATTGGACGTGGTGACCATCTCATCAAACAGTTCGATAGCCTCAAATAGACTGTCAGCGATCAAGTGCCACTGTTTCGCGGCTTGGGCGTCGTTGGGCTGAGTGTCGAGGTAGGCACCCATCTGACGAGCCTTGATCGCTTCATTGTAAATAGTGTTGGCCATGTCAGTGGCTTCGTTCGATGTCAGAGGTGTTGGCATGAGTATTCTCCAGTGTGTGTTGATTGTAGCTTATTTGACCAGAACGTCAAAGTAATGCAAGGCCAGTGCAGCGAGCATGAGGCCGATAGTGATAGCAGTGATAGTGTCGATGATTTTGTGCATGATGTTCCTTGGTTGTTGATGGTTGAAGTGTAAGGGCTTGACAGGCCCTGTACAATAGGTGTTTACCCTAACAATTCTTTTAATAGATCATCCGCTGACATATCGTTAGTAGACAAGAACTCTATTTCCCCTGCTACTTCCTTTTCCATTTGTTTAACCCATACTGTACGTAGCTCGATCTCACCTTGGTTAGTAGCTTGACTTAGGCGGATGCGCTCGTTAGACAGTCTAAGTTGTAGTGCTGATAAATGATCCATGCTAGTTCCTTGGTTGTTGATGGTTCAAGTATACACCACCAGAGGCACTTGTCGAGCACTTTCACACAATCAATTGTAACAAGTTGTAACAGGCTTCGCCTGTGTCCTCACTCGCTCTGCTCGTTGCGGGTAACAATGCTTGATCCCTTGATCCTTTGCTGGGTCGCTGACGTGTACGTTGTAGGTAGCGTTGTAGTGTACGTTGTAGTGTACGTTGTAGGCACCTACACCATTCCTCACACTTGACCTCCAACGTCCCTCACCCAAGTCCAATTGAGAATGATTCTCATTTACATTCACCAGCGTAGCGTTAATGACCAGCGAGTCAGTAGCTCCGCCAGTCCTGATCGAGTCACTTGGCAGCGCTTTGACGTACACGATTGACGGGGGGAGGGGTAGGGCTTTAGTGTTTAACTTGCAGGAGCCTCTGACGCACATAAAAAGGTAAAATAGGACTAATTAGGGACAGATTAGATCATGTTGCTTAAAGCGCTAAGTAGTTGATCGGTAAAGGAAAGTAGACAAACTAGACAATCCTGCGAGTGCATAGTCGTAAATGTAAGAAGTAGATGGCTTAAGAAAGTAACATATGTAAATAATTGTAACAAAATGAAGAAAAAGCTTGCATTCCGACAAAAGCATGCTATACTTATTATACTGTACTATGAAGTGA